GTCTTCCTTATGTCAATTCCGACATGAAGATTGTCGGTTTTCACATTGGAGGAATGCCTCAGGAGAACTACTTCGTCCCTATTGTAGATTGCCCTTTTTTCTCGTGAAGGGTGGCCCATGGACTCGATGTGGCTTTGAATCTCAACGACATGCTTTCTTTTCAACTGCCTTACGAAAGGATGCCTTGTACAGTGGCCCATCGACTGGATATGTACCACCCCGTTTCTCAGGCCCTGGCGTCGCTGAATCTGTAAATAAATTCTTTGTTCAGAGACCCCAATGTACAGAACCGGCATTGTTGGACCAAGCTGTAAATAAAGTCATTTCTAAAATGTCTGTTGTCTGGTCCGACTTGATAGCCGATCCTCTCTCACTTGAGCAAGCAGTCTACGGTTCTCCCGCCGTTCCCGCGTTGCCGTTTGACACCTCGCCTGGATATCCCTATACAGAGAAATTCAAAACGAAGGGCGAGGCGTTCAACGATGAGCAGGTGATGCAGTTTCTAGAGCAGGACTGGCACTACCTGAATCGAACGGACTATACCCCCATGTGTTGGTCGCTGAATCTCAAAGACGAATTGCGACCGCTCGAAAAGGCTCATAAACCTCGAGCATTCATGGGTGGGCCGCTTGACCTCGTGGTTCATGGCAAGCGGTTGTTTGGCCTTCAAGACATGGCCATTGTTCAGGAGCCCTATAAGTCGCCTGTGCGCGTGGGCATGTGTCCGTTCTACGGAGGCATGAACAAGTTGTGGAATGTACATACATCTTATAAATATCACTGGGACGGTGATTACCACAACTGGGACGGTTCTGTCCCTGCTTGGTTATTTTGCGCATGCATGCGTGTGCGCTTGGCGTTCCTGCCAGAAGAACAGTTTCTGCGCGTTTGGAACTACTACCGAGCAGTTGTTCATGCAGCGATTGTCATGCCTGACGGTTCAGTAAGGGCAAAGGATGGTGGTATGCCATCTGGTACGTTTACTACTGCAACCGATAACTCGATAATGAACCTGATCTTGATGACTATGTTTGAGTTGCGAACTCAAACAGAATTCCAAATCAGTGTTTATGGTGATGACAATCTGGTGTCAACTAACACCTGGGTGGACTTGGAGGACCTTCGACAATTCCTCCTGAAACTCGGCTTCGATTACACATCAGCTGAGAAAGATGGCGTACCGCACTTCAAATCACTTCAAGAGTGTGAGTTTCTGAAGATGCGTTTTTCGCCCAGTCACCCAATATTTCCGTGGAGAGAATGGCGACGTATTTATGCTATACTCGAGTGGCATAAAAAGGACACTTTCGAAGTGTTTATATCCCGCCTTAACTCCGCGATGTTGCTCTCGTTTGGTACCAGTTCATATTGGCCTCTGCGCGAATATGCCAACCGTTTTCCACAGTGTCTCACACATGCGCATGTGCAGGAGATAGTGACGGACGGTCTCGAGGTGAACTGGATTGACCAAGGAACTTTTGGAAGCATTTTTAAAGAATAGAGGTTTGTACTTTAATATATTTATTCCTCTTTAATTTTCTTATTACTCAGAATGAAGCCTTATACTACTTTTGTATTTGTTTTCTGTGCCTTATGCGTTAGCGCATTCGCTGGCAAAGCTCAATTTACTAAATGTTTTTCTGACTGCCTTTTTGCGTGTCAGGAATTCTGCCAGGGTTTGCACGATGCAGCCTCTGAATCGGCGTGTCTTGCCGGTGCAGAGGTTTCTTGTGGAGCGTGTTGTTTGTTTTCAGACAACTGCCATTGTGC